ACCAGTATAACCTGTGTATCCAGTATATCCTGTGTATCCGGTAGATCCAGCTCCCGCGGGGCCAGTATAACCTGTGTATCCGGTGTAACCGGTAAAATTACCAGGCCCTGTATAGCCTGTGTAGCCAGTGGGGCCTTGAGGACCTGTGTAGCCGGTATAGCCAGTAAATCCCGTGTACCCAGTATAGCCGGTGTAGCCAGTAGCTCCAGCTGGTGGGTTTGTGAAGAAAGAAGTAACTATATGAGAAGCCATCGCTGTTCCTTGATAAATCCAAGAGACAGTTCTATCTGCTCCAGCGGTGGTCGCCATTGGTCTAATTACAATTCTGTCTGTTGTTAATAATGCTATATCAGAAGTAACTAAATATTCTTGTTCATAATATTTCTCCGAAACAGAACTTCCAGAAACAGAAGTAATTAAGTCTTTTGAAGTTTTAGTTGAGAAAAGTAAAGTAGAAACTCCTGTTGGAGTGGCTTTAAACACATCAAACCAGATAAAAGAATCGCTGGATGTAGAACTTACATAAGCCCAATAATGAAAAGACCAATGTCCAGCAGGAAGTGTTGTTGACACAGGGAATAAGGAAGTAGTGCAGTAACTATCCAAAGGAACACCTTGTGTTGCTTCGTCTCCGTCATTGGTAACTAATTTACTTTCAATCACCTGTGTTCCCGAAACAGGAACCCTAGTTAATGTTTCCCTTTGGACAGTAATAGTGATTGCTGTTCCTGCTGTTTCGTTTATAACTCCTACGCCATAAGTAAAAGTTAAAGTAGATGCCTCCACTTTTAGAATATCGTATTTTAATCCATCGTTTAGCCCACCTGAAACTTTAATTGTCATTCCAGCTACAAATCCAGCAGTTATAAAATTATAACCGCCACCAATAGTCATTGTGTCGGGAGTTGATGCTGTTACAAAAGCAATAGTAGTATTGGCTGAAATTGTCGGACCAACCAAATCTGAATCCACATTGTCAAAATAAAGAATTTGTCCGGAAACAGCTCCTTGTGGGCCTGTGTAACCTGTATATCCAGTGTAGCCGGTGTAGCCGGTAAATCCGGTATAACCGGTAAATCCAGTGTAGCCTGTATAGCCAGTGAAATTCCCAGGCCCAGTGGCTCCAGTATACCCAGTATAACCAGTATATCCTGTGAACCCGGTAAATCCTGTATAGCCAGTCGGCCCGATCGGGCCAGTGTAGCCTGTGTAGCCGGTAGCTCCCTGCAAGCCTGTGTAGCCAGTATAACCTGTGAACCCCGTATAGCCGGTAAAACCTGTGTAGCCTGTAAAATTTCCCGGGCCTGTGTAGCCTGTGAATCCTGTATATCCGGTAAAACCAGTATAACCTGTGTATCCTGTGTAACCGGTAAAACCTGTATAGCCTGTGGGGCCCTGAGTGCCTGTGTACCCAGTAAAACCAGTGTAACCGGTTGCTCCGGTGTATCCGGTATAACCAGTATAGCCGGTAAAATTACCAGGCCCTGTATAGCCAGTGAAGCCGGTGTATCCAGTATAGCCGGTGTAGCCAGTCGAACCGGTAGGACCGATCGGTCCTGTAGTTTTCGTATCAACCCAAGAACTTGTTCCAGAATCCCAAGTCCAAACAGAATCTGTAGCTCCGACTATTGCAAAATATCCGTCAGCGCCGACTGGATAAGCAGCGGCAAGAGCCGCCGATGTCGCGAACCATCCTAGGTTAAACGGGTCTCCTAATTTATTGGCTTCGTATGACAAAATTTTAGCGATTACCCATTATTCTATTTTGGGCTCTCGAGTTAATAAGCAGTAATTTGTTGATAAAATATATGGAATATGATACAATCAATTTATGAAAAATAGAAAAGAACCTATCAACGAAAAACACGGAATGACTGGAACTCCTGAGTATTATAGCTTTAATCATATAAAAGGAAGAGTCCTTAACCCCAAAGATATCTCTTATAAAAACTATGGAAAGAGAGGTCTTAGCATAGATCCAAGATACCTTGAGAGAAATGGATTTTCTAATTTTATAAAAGATGTCGGTAAAAAACCTAGCAAGAATATGAGTATTGAAAGGATAGACAACAGCAAGGGGTATGTCAGGGGAAACCTTAAATGGGCGACTGATAAAGAACAAAGCAGAAATCGCAGGAGCAATCACCTTTTGTCTTTTGAAGGTATAACTAAAAACGTCACCGAATGGGCTGAAGAAGTTGGAATAAGACCTAAAACATTGCTGCAAAGAATAAACGAATATCATTGGAGCATAGAAAAAGCAATTACCACTCCTACTAGAAATATATCTAAAAAAATTATTTAACTCGTATGACATTGTTTCTTGGTCTAATTAGTCCGTGTTTCTGAGCTTCCATCAGCATCGCCGGCAATTTTTCTATCACTATGTTCGTCTCAGAAACATTTTTTTTATTCACCGCGACAAGTTCTTCGATGCTTTTGGTCAAAGAATCAACCAAACCATCAATCCTTTTATTATTTTCCAAGCTGACAACCGTGACGTGATCGACTATTTTATCCAAAGTGAGAGACTCATCTTTTAATAAATTGAAGTTAGCCAGAGCTAAAGAAACATCGTCCTCCAACGATTTTTTCTGAGCGGTAAGAATATCTATCATCTTTGGCAGGTCCGTCAGTTGAACCTCCAAAACTGATTTTCTTTTTTCCAAAGCTGACACCTCCTTCAACATTATCTCGGGCAACTCTTTTTCCTTTTTGGTCATCTCTTCGATCCTTCCCGCCATATTATGAGCTCTACCTTCTATATCAGTGTAAGAAAGAGATATTTCTTTTATCTCTTTTGTCAATTTTTCTTTTTGAGTTTCCAAACTGGAAATCTCTGAGAGAAGCAGATCCCTCTGTCCAGCCCAAGTTTCTAAATGCCCTTTTTGTTCTGGTGAAATTTCTTGCATGGCCTAGTATCTGTAGGAATAATCAATCGCACCTTGGAATGTCCCTCCAGTAGTTTCCAAAATAAACGCCTCTCCTGGTTTGCATTCAAATCTCGGTACTCCGTCCATTCCTGGTTCGTCTTGAAGAGTTAGCCCTTGTCCAGCATCTAAGGTGAACGACGCCAAGGTTCTGACGCCGGCTTTGACGATAAGATTACCGGCCCCGGACATATCGCCGATAAGCTCGTGGACATAAATGTAGGCAGTTGAGTTAGCCGCGACTATGGTGTTCGATCCTATCGGAGCGGACACAGCAGCCGATATCTTCTTTGTATGAACGTCATTTTGCATATTGTTTTTGTTTTTAGACTTTAGTTACCTTACTCATTTGAGCGCCCTGTGCACAAGACGCTCAATGAGTAAACTAGCTTAGACGCTTAATCCTGTAGACCACATCCAACCTCTCGCATCAGACAAGCCCATTACGGCTAGAGAGTTGAAATTGAGGACGAGATCCTGGTTACCTAACAGATCGACTACCGCCGGCTCCGCTCTTGTCGGCAAGGCTTCGATATAAAGGAATCCAAAATCTTGAGTCATCATCTTAGAATCGAACATTCCCCACATCAACCCGCTAAGCCCCAAATTCTCGTACGGAGATAATTCAACGACTTTGAATGTATCTGTCGCTGGAGAGTTATTGAAGAGGTTGGTTTGCTGAGGAGCCAATCCTTTGTCGATGGTCGCCTTGATGGTCTTGGCGTATTGAGCGGTTTGAGAACCTCTGCGACAGACTAAGGTGTCCAAATCGGAGATCAAAGGATTTCCCCTACCATCTTTCTTGACAGATTGCTGTCTCCTCGCGGCGAGCAAAGCTGTGTAGGTGAATTGAGGATTGGTGGTTCCGCCATCTACGATGATATTGGACCAAGCCGGGCCACCGTCTTCGCGAGGGTGAGCAGCTGACCAATACTGTACCGCATCAGCGCCGATAGTCGAAACTGGAGTTGGGGTTCCTACAGCGTTGATAGGAGTCCAAGTGAATGAAGTGGCTGTTCCTTGAGCCAATAGAGATTGAGCCAAATAATTTTTGGCATGTTCGATAGCGTTCTTACCTTCAAGAACTTTGGATTTTACCGAACTCTTGATCTTAGCGGCTGCCGATTCAAACAAGAAAAAATTAGTCTGGAAAGTCAACCTTACCTTTTTAGTAAAGTGCATCTGGACATAATTTTTTGAGAACCCTTGGATAGGAGCATCGGACGCACCGATACCGCCGTCAGGGATGATTTCGGCCATTCCGAGACCAGTCACACCGATATCAGTGTAGATTCTCTCATTATTATCGACTTTATACATAAAGTCGAGATACTCAGGTTTGATGGTCGGAGATACTTTCGGAGCAACATGCTTAAGCACATTGTTCACGATAACTGCGTAATCATTGATTGTTCCTAACATAGTTTTGTGTTCTTAGTTTAGTAATTAACGGTTAGATTGTTATAAACCTACCAATGATAAGCTTATCTCCTGTGGCTCCGTACGGCTCGACTTGCTGTACGATACCTACCGCCGAGGTAGTGCCAGTGTTGTTCACGGTTGTTGAATTTGCGCCCAAAATCATCGCCTGCCCATTATGGGTAGCGTCAGTGTTGTTGGTAGTGGAGAAAATATAAGTGTCTCCGGCGTCCGGAACAATATAGTCCACTTGAGTAAGCGCGTCTGCTATAGCGATGGTCTGGTTGCACACGCCCAGCAAAGTAGCTGGAGCGGTAGAACTGGTTCCTGGAACCGCTAATCCGGCAGTCAACATCAAGACTTCTCCCAATGTCGTGGCTGTTCCGGCAGCTTTGTTCGCAAGAGCCAGCTGTCTGGTATTCTTGATCGTGGCTTGTTTTACTGTTGCCATAATTTTATCTTATTAGAGCGGCTCTCTAATCCGATAGAAGTTCAATAGCTTTCTCTTCTGACATTCCGGTTGCTACCATTTCCTTTATGGAAGCGGCGATTTCCGGAGAAACCGAAGGTTTGGCGATCGTTCCGCCGGGGAACTGCATCGCGTTTACCTTCGCTTGGACATCAGCACCTTTGAGAACTCTTTCTTGAATGGTCTCCGATGGTTTGAACATGCTTTCACGAGCGAGTTCCAAGACGGTCATCAAATCTTTACCACTTTTGTTTTGCCAATTATAGTTAGATTCAACGAAGTCAAAGAAAACTTCTCTAGTGTCTTCATCTTTAAGTTCATCGTGCCTTCCAACGAATTGATCTAGGGTGCTTTTGACACTCGCGGCCAAGCGCTCTTTTTGGACGATAGCTTCTATGTCCTCTTTAGTCGCCCCGCCGAGTTGTCTAAGTCTTTCTCTGTCAGCTTTTAAAAGTTCGTCTTCTTCTGGAGTAGGTGGAACCACTTCACTCTTTTGATTGAGTGGGTTTATAAATTTGTCAGTTCCATTAAGATTCTTCATCTGGCTTTTGGCCAGCTTAATGTCTTCTGACAACTGTTGCTTCTGCTCGGGAGATTTAGCGAGTTTTCTTTTCTTAACAAGGTCTAAGAGTTCGATGCGTTTTTCATAAGACTCATCTGACTCAAATTTACCTTTGTTAGGAACTCTGAACTCATATTTCTCTTCCGCGGCAGGCTCGGCTGAAGGGGTGCTGTCATCCTTCGCCTTTGGAGTTTCTGGAGTCTCCTCCGGCTTGACTGGCGCAGGGGCCAATTCTTTTCCAGCTTGGACAGACTTTATCGATTCCTCCAAACTTTTATCAAGTTCGGCTTCATCGTTTACGTCTGGCGTTATCACTTCTTCTTTTTTAGGGTCATCCATATTGTTTCCTACCCGTATCGTGGGTGGGTACGATGGTATTTTATTTAATTATACAATATCTCTACCTGCCGTCAAATTTACAAAATTTGAGGATCCTCCCCAACTTAGACTTTAATGTGTCCGGGTTGACAGAACCTTCGTTCAAAAATGAAATAGCGTGTTTCTGGAAGTCCCCCTCGAGAGAGTTATTCTCCTCTCCGATGATAGTAGAATATTTGATAGGAACGATGATCAAGTAAACCTCCTTATCCACAACCTTGTAAAATAAGAAATTATCTTCAGGCTTGAATACCTTATTGAAAACGTCTAACAAATCCTCTCTGTCCACAGGTTTTCCACAAGTGTTGATAAAGCCCGGAGGGACCGTACCTTTGAAAAAGTAATCAGACAATGGAACTTCTTTCCCTGAGACAGTGCGCAATGTTATTTTTTTAGCAGCCTCTGACGGCTTATCAGTAGGCGCTTGATGGGCCCTCATGTGGGAACCCAAATTTATAACTTCTTTAGCGCATACCGGGCAAACGACTGGTGGCTTCTGATCTGTTGTTTTTTGATCTTCCATATATTTATCCCTCGTATCGTGAGGGAACGATGGCGTTACTTTTTATTTAATACTATATTTTTAAAACTCTTATAAAACTTTTTGACGAAATTCTCCTGTTCCGGTTTAATTTTTTTTGTCACTTCTTTGATGAAATCAGGAGTAAGGGCAAGAAACTTCGCGTCCTCCGAAATTTTAGCTATCCCGTACGCCTGCTCTATCAACGCAAAATCCAAGGGATAAGGATGAACATAATTGATGTTTATTTTCGTCCCTTTCTTTAAGTCCTCTTTGAGCTCACACTGAACCTGACGGCTGACTTCGACCACGTTGATCCTCTCCGACTCGACAAACGTGGCTTCGAGAAGATTTGAATTTACTCCTCCTATCAACATCGTAGAAAGTTCTTCCGCGCTGACTTCAAATTCATCTCCGCTTTTTACGGTAACAAATTTTAAGAGCTTCTTCTCTTTAGCTTCCGGAGAATAATTTATTTGCACCGTATATTTCTCTTTTTTTAATTCTGTTGCTTCCATTATTTTGGACCGAGTAAACTTCCGCTTCTGATATTCTCTAGATAGTCGACCATTGTTTTTAACATTGTTCCCTGGACTTCCAAAGTTATGGCATTCACAATAGTTTTCCATTCTGTGTCAGCGACTATTGGAGTGGGAGGCATACAATCTTTCATCAACTCAATGATAATCGAAGCATGCTCTGACTGTGCCAGAGCTATCTTCTTTTGCGTTAAACTTTGTAATGTTTCTTCTGCCATATAATTTTATCCCTGAGCAGCCGCGCGCCCGAGGCTGGAGAACCTCCCTTTATTATCTCTATTGTCGTTACCGAAAGTATCGGTTTTTCTATGACAATCCTTACAAAGAGTTCTACCATTATCTATTGAAAATCTCAACTCTGGATGACCACAAAAAGGTTTTATGTGATCTGCTTCAACATATCCCTTATAACCACACCATACGCAAGTGTACCCATCCCTGATAAAAACAGATTCTCTCCATAATTTATATTCTAAGGACTTTCTTATTTTCTTGTTCACTGGAGTAACGCCTCCTTTCCATTTGTTGTTGTTTGGGCCAGAACGTTCTGGACATTTTTTACCTTTGTTCCATGCAATAAATCCTTTTTTGCCCTTCATTCCAGAAACTTTGCCGAGATGCGATTCACTTTGTTTTAATAATACTTCTGGACGAGTTTCCTTCCGCCCCTTATTCCAAACACTCCTGCCTTTTAGGGACTCACTGATCTTTTTTAAAGTTTCTGGTGTGTGATGTTTTCCCTTCATTAAAGAAACACTTCCTTTTTTAAATCTTCCATCATTCATGATTATCCTTGTTTAGAGGCACGATTAATTGACGCATCGAAACTAGAAGTTAACGGTGATTGCGGTCTGGGTAATTCATTAGGATTTTGCGGTTGCATTGGATTCATTCCGTCCCCCGACATCTGCTGACCCATAGACATAGATTCTCCTCCTCCAGCTCCACTCCCTCCAGCTCTGGCTTGCATCGCTGTGGCCTGAGCGTCTTGTTGCATCTGCTCTTGTTGCATCTGTTTCTGAGCGTTAGACGGCTGTTTTCCAAGGATAGCGTCATAATCTGCTTTGGAAATATAATCGTAAATATCTCCACCCTGAATATCAAGAAGTTTTTCCAGAGCCATCAACTGAGAAGCAGCGGCTTCCGGGTCTTGATTTCTCATAGAATAGATCAAGGTTATCTGATTCGTGATTACCGGGAACAAAGCCATAAAAGTCTGCTTCTGAATTTCCAAAGATGGAAGCAACATAGAGTCTGGATCGATAATAAACTCTATGTAGTCGCTCATGTGACCGCTCTTTTTCATCTCGTCAAAGAGCGCCTTAGATGAAACCTGTCTGGTGTCCACATTATCTAAAATTTTTCCGTCAGCAGTAAAGTCAAAATTCAACCTCAAATTTTTGGAAGCGGCAACAGCGTACCCGACTGGGATGCCATTGTCGTCAAGAACTTCTTGCGACTCCACAAAATAATCAGGATTTTGCTTAGTGAACTCAGCCAACTGATCCTGAGAATCTATCATAAATATCTTATCAACCGAGTAAGTTTGGATCATCCAAGTGTTCGCGATGTGGGCGTCCAGTTCCAACCCTGCGATCATGGAATTTTTAGGAGGAGTAAGGCGATTGTAAGCAGCTTCTTTCAGAATTACTGTGGATCCAAGAGTTGTTTCGCTTTGCGTTCCGGCAACGATGTTGTTCACTCCGGTATTCTGCTCTATAGCTTCCTTCTGTTTATCAGCAAAGACAATCCCTTGCTGAACATTCCCTGAAGTTTTTATAACGCTGATGTCCGTCCCAGGATGTTTAGGATTGACAATATTCGGACCCCTTTTATATGTAGCAGATCCGTTCTGGACCTGAGCGCCAAAGAGCAACGGAAATATCTCAGCTTCAACTTGCTGAGCGTTTAAAGAATTTATATAAGTGAAGATAGCCGTGTTCCCACGCATCATTTCATACAGTCCCACTCCGTAAGGGTCGTTCATATCTCTCACAAAACACCGGACAGTTACAACAGAACCGTGAGAGCCGTCATTCGGAAGCTCGCCATCATAGATAACCATTTTCCCACAAGCGACTATATAGCGGTTAGCCAAATAGTTTTCGTAATATCCTACTGTTACGCTGGTATGAAGTTTCTCGCTGTTTTCATCTTTTGATTCTTCGGAAACAGAACAATACTCGAGTTTCTTCTCTTTCCCCTTAGCATCAGGATACATCCGATAAAATTCCTCCTTTGGGAGATCTCTCTCGTAATAAACTTCTCCCCAAGACCAACAATCACCGTGATTAAATCCGATACCAAGCCAAGTGCGCTTACAGTCCATCGGCTCTCTGTAAATATCATCAAAGATTATTTTAGTCACTCCCTTCCTCTGGGTCTGCACTCTTCGCGGATAAACACGCCAAGCCGCCCATCCATAGGTGAACAAATTCTGATAAGTAAGCCCGAGAGTATTCGCGCCATTCCCTCCGGTCATTGACCAGCTTCTTTTCCAAAGTTCATAAGAAGCTCTAGCGTAGATTTTATCATCGGCCACTACGGTCGCATCCGGAAGTTTTCCACCGAGCACTGAAGCGGCAATTAAAATTTTTGAAAAAGCGATAGGCTCCTGAGATACCGGCACTCCAGATCTGTTCTGATCCCTGTCCGTAAGTTTCTGCGGATAGACATTTATGTCGTAAGCGCCGTTCGCCATTTTGTTGTAAAACACCATCGAACCCCATCCGCTTTTTTCATAAAGTTTCTGTCCATAGCTGACGTTAGTGTTGATGAGGTTAATTCCAATTTCAGCGGCTAGAGTATCAAACCGTTCCCTGTATTGGGACTTCTTCATCTCCTTCTTTTTGTTCGTTAAAAACTCGATAGTATCTGTCTTTTTCTTTTTCGGAGATGCCATGTCGGTTGCTGTTGGTGTCATACTGTTAATATAATAATATACTATAGATTTTATTATGCAAGGGCTCTATCCACCAAACATCAATTTCATAATGCTGGTTTCTTCCGTTTTTTTATCTTCATCTATCGAATACTTCTGTTCCTGAAGAATGGAATAGCCGATCGCGGCCGCGAATATCACATCATCGTGCTTTTTATCCATAGCTTCCGGCTTTCCGTGCTGATTTCTGACAAAAGTAAGCATTTCCGACAATAATTGGGCAGGAAACCCTCTGTCTTTCCTGAAAAGAACCGCCTTGAGAGCCGCAAGGCAAAACGGTCGAGTAGCGCCAGTCGTTTTCCACCCAAAAAACTTTGTTATTTTCTGAGTAATGTCATCGAAAATCTTACGGTAGTAAAGATTGATATACCCCATCTTCTCGAGAGCATCATTAACCCACAACCCATCTTTATTCACCTCAATTCCAAGGATAGCCCAATTATAGAACTTCCCCAGCTTGTAAGCTTCGGTAGCCAGCTCATCCGGTGCGACTTGAGACCGGTAAATAGCATCGCACTCCTCCGTCTTGCAGTTTATAACGTAAAGCACCTGAGCGTCCCCGCTGGCAAGCCCCTCGGCGGTATCACCGCCAATCACATATCGGGAACCTACCGCAGGACGATTGAATATTTCCAAAGACCCAGATGGAACCTCATTAAAAATGACTTCCCCATTCGATTGAGTCCCCAATTCTCCGCAAATACCTTTCTCCGCCTTTACAAGCAACCCCGCTACTTTCGCCGTAGAGAAATATGTCTGTCCGGTAGAAAGGAAAGCCTCTTCCTGAGTGGTCGGATACTCCTGCATCAGAGACTTGATAGCGTCAGGGCTGTTCTTTCCTCCGAACTGCAACCATTTCATATAATAGTAAGTTATCTCTTTGTCCGTGAGGTTGTGTTCCAGTTGATAAGAAGCCCAATCTATCTCGCAGACATCCATTTCGGAGACAGGAATTATCTCCCTTATCTTTTTCATTTCCATATCGTCATACTGCCAGTTGTAGAAATGAGGCAAAAATTGTACCTGTGACACCTGCGGAGTGATCTTGTCCCGAGTCAGCCAGTTCTGCTGAAAAGTCTCATAGAACATCCCGGCCATACCTTCAGCCGTAGATTCTATGAAGATGAATCCATCGAAAGGAACGGAAGGAAATGTTCCTCTCATCACTTCCTCCGCTCTTTTGGGGAACATTATGCAAAGCTTGGCCAGCTCTGAAACGTGGACGTAATGAAAAGTCCCGGACCGACCGGAGGTTGAAACGATGATAGAAGAAGTTGACCCGGAATCAGGCCCGTAGTCAATGGTCACCGAAATTTTCCGGGATGACTTATGCTGTATTTTGAAAAAAGCATCTTTCACGTCCTCAGCCATATTCCTGATTGCGAACTCTATTTTTTTGTCAAAAATTTTTGTCGCGTCCTCCACTTTGTGAGCAACGATAAGCCCGTCCCTGTTGTGGTTAAAAAGGATAGAATCTAAAATAAGAATATCAATGAGTGTCGTGAATCCCAGTTGCCGGCTTTTGAGAATGACATGGCGATAATATGGATTTGGGATATTTATATAAGTATCGAAAAAATGTTTCTGAGCCCGGTTCATCCGAAACACCTGCTTATCACCATCTTTAGTGATGATCCAATAAAGATTATTCAAACGCCAAGACTGATCCTTGATAAGTTCAGGATTATCCGTGAGCATCTCCACTATCTTATTGTTGTGGTCAACAAAAATATTAGCCATTTTCCATTTTTGCAAAAGCCTTTTCCGCTTGACGGAGCAAATGTATCTCCTGCTCCTCGAAATATTTTTTCTGTTTCCGAACTTCTGACAACTTCTGGAAGATAACAAAAAACGAAGTTGGTTGAGCGGTGTACTCTATCAGCTTAAACCTCTCCTCAGGAGAGAGCGCCTCGAATTTTCTAAAAAAAGTACCGGCTAACATTTATGTTTTTTTATAAACCCATCTATATCCCCGCTCTCAAGCAGAGAAATATTTTCTTTTATTTTCTCTATGTCCCAATCCCACCAACTAATAGCAAGAAGAGCGGCCATCTGTCCTGAAGTGAAACGATATTTGAGATGCCCGGCTGGAACTCCGCCGACAATCTCATAAGAAAGCACGTCATGAGTAACCACCGCGCCAGCTGCAACTACCGCTCCATCTCCAATATTGACTCCCGGCAGGATTAACACGTTCATTCCAATCCACACATCATTCCCTATCGTCATATCCCCCTTTCCGGCAGGATGCCCGAGGTTGGAGAAATCGTTGAGGAGAAGACGGGACAGCGGGTAAGTTGATACCCAGTCAGAGCGATGGTTGCCATCCACGATGATATTCACCCCCTCCGCAAAGCAGCAGAACTTTCCAACTGTGAGTGTATACTTGTTGGTCCACTTATGGATTTTGGGCATAGCTCCGGACATATAGTCTCCAATCGTGACACCCTCCATAGGACTGAACATAGTTTAGAAATCGAGATCACTTTTATTATTTTTTGCTCCCTCCTCCTCTTTCGGAGCAGATACAATATTCTGCTGGTTCTCTATCTGCTGGAGTATAACCGTCCGCAGCTTGTTGTTAGCAGACGGCGGAGGGGCCGCTTTTGTCACCGGAGCCGAGAATTGAGACCAAGCTTTCGTAATAGCATTAAGAGCCGAGACAAGGTCCTTATTGGAGAAATCATCAAGCCCCCGGAGTTTGAACTGCTCAAGCGCGGCAAGAGCAAGGCTGTTCGACTCCTGCGCCAGCTTCGTCATAGCTTTCTGGAATCCGGGCGCTTCCTCGATATGCTTCAAAGTAGAGTTCGCCACCTCCTCGCTATACCCGACAGCCAAAGCGATATCTTTTTTACTTTTCCCATTAGCCGCCCAGAGCCGCCGGGCGTAAGCCTGTTGCATCATAGTAGATCCCTTTCTAGTAGCCCTTGTCATATTTCCAATTATATCTTCTTACAGAAAAAAATCAATTTACCTTTTTATAAACCAACCGCGAGTACGGATAATTTTTCTGGAACCGGCAACGCAATCTCTCTCTTTCCTTTTCCGTCCCCTCTTTCCACTCCTCCAGCTTCTCCCAAGTTGCAGTGCCACGAGCAACGCGCGAGTGATAACAAGAGTAGTGGGTAGGGCAGAAACCCCTCCCTCCTCCATAGGTCGAATTATCGCATCCGAAGATGTAATTGCATTTTTTATGCTGATAAACTTTCTTCATATTTTAATCGTAGCTTAGTCAGGTAGTTCTGTCAAATTCCCACAGAACGACATAACTGTTGAAAATCGTCGTAAACCGTTTGCGTTTTATATATTTACCTCTTTTATATTATTTTTATTTCTTTTTTAAAAAATATAACAGTTATGTCAAAATAAATGATAAAACCTATATATCTATTGGGTTTCTTTTTTGACATAACTGTTTATGGTTATTTTTATGCCATCTTTTTTGTTTAATCCATTAGGGTCTAACTTTCTGACATAAGGGGTTATGCCAGGTTATGTTGGTGTTTTTTGCTCAGTTTTCACAATCTGCTGCTGATTTTGGAGATCACAAACAGTTATGTTTGGGTTATGTTAGGGCTTATGTAGGGGTTATGCCAGGAGTTATGTCAGACCCAAAAGGAGGTTTTTTTGACATTTTCTAGACGCGAAGGGATGGTTAGGAGTCCCTTTTTGATAATAATATTAGGGCATCCGGAAAAAGCAAAGGCGAAGAGACTTGGGGAGAGGAGGAAGGGCGAGGAAATGGTAGACAACTACTTTTTCTCTCTCACATACTCCCCCATGTTGAAAGGGGTGACCCCCTCGACCTCTTTATAAGGAATTAAAATTATTAAAAAAA